TGAAATTAGAATATGACCAGAACTGACCCTCATACAGGCGAGTGTCATCCATTACCGAGATAATAACCTGCGGGTCCAAAGGAGAGTTCAAAACCTCCATCATCTTAAATGGCAGATCCCGGAATAAGGTTCTCCAGATCTTGTTATATGCCGCCGATCGTACACGGTTGCGGACATTAAACACACCTAGGGCCTCACCGACAACATATAACTTATTGGTACGATTTATGTCCCCGATCTCAGACACGTACGTGCTTAACTGCTTCTGGGCTTCTCCATAAGCGTATTTCATGGAGTCCTTGCTTATGTACTGTCCTACCATACCTTCCAAAAGGAAGTTGGCCTGCCCGGTAAGGGCACCGGTAGCCGCCACGAACGGGGAGAAGCCTAAGTTGGATTTGGACACAAATTTGGTAAACATAAGGGCCAGCTTATTAAGATCGACCTTATAATTGCCTATATTCCATTCAGTCCGCTTATTGTTTATCCTAACGTCATAGATACTGGCGTTAACCCAGTCCTGAAACATCCTGTAGGCATGAGTGGCTTCTGGATTCTTTCCCCCATCATATTGTGTCTCAAGCATCATATTCCTATATCCCATAACATCATCCAAAGCAGCTCTCTTATACTTATAAGATGCCGCCTGAAGGGATAGCATAGAATAGGAGTACGCGAAGTCATGGGATACGTCATCGGCATTCTCTAGCTTGCTCAGATAGTACTTGGGGATCATGCGATATTTGTTATCGTTCTCATCAAGCCCTCCTAGGTCTTGTCCTTGACCATGTATGGGATCATCAACCCTCTCGCCAACGATGTCACGTACGGCGTTTCCGATGGCCGCCTTCGGGTCAACCCCGGCCTGCACCATCCTCTCCACTCCGCCCTTGGATATCTGTGGTATCTGGTAGATATTCCTGAAACGCTCATCATAATCCTCCATAGCCTTACGGCTTATGTTAAGCAATTCCTTCCTCATCTCCCACTTATCCTTGTTGATCGTGGCCTCCTCTCCTTCCTTGGTAATACCGTATTTTTTGAAGAAAGCCTCATTCTTGTACTTATCAAATCTAGGCGTATGATATCCATAACCTAGATCGGGATTATAATTAGGATTCCGGAAGGAACTCTCGAAATCAGCCTCATCTAACCATTGGTTGTTGATCGACAAATCAATCATATTAATATCGAAGCCGAAACGGGACACGCTTTCTTCCTTTGATATACCGCTTTCCATGGCATCAAAAAAATCCGACACCTTATACGTACCGTTATTTATCTTCCTGACAAAATCAGAATACCCTTTGGGAGAGTATTTTCTCATATAAGGATATAGCCGGGTTCTGGCATACTCAATAAGTATACTATTAGCCTTACCCATAGCTATATCATTAGCCAGCTTATCACTGAAATCAGGACCGTATTTTTTTCTAAGGAACGTTGTCTCCATGGATGTCCATGATGGATTCTTCTGTGACAGCTTGGCGGCCATCCTATCTACCTGACTCCGGGAGCGGGCAGACATATGTTCCTTGGCGAATTTAATCTCATCCATTCCCTTGTCGTATGTCACGGCATCCCTTAACGCATTACGGTAGGAATCTGTAACGCCACTCTCCACCGTATCGGGCATATTCATCTCAATATCCTCAGCGGAAGCGGCGGCGTTAATAACACTCTTGGCCTCGGCCAGACGGTCGTATAGCTCGTTTATCTTCCTTAATGACGATGATCCACGAAGACGATCGAAATCATACTCGCCATATCTGGTACTGTCCCGGTACTGAATAAGCAAAGGTCTTAACTGATCGTTAATCTCATTTATTGTTGCCATCGCCTCCTCTACCTTCTCTATCCTTGATGATGATACAGATTGCTCCGTGATCTTATCAACCAGATTCTCGTAATAATCACCCTCCTCGGATCCCCACATATCCTTGGAGAAGCCAAGATGACCACCGGCTAGCAGGAACTCGAATGCTGCCTTACCGCCCTCGGACCGCTCTATCCCACGCAGTATCTCCTTAAACTCGGCTGAAGCCTTACGACCCTCGTTGGTATTCCCGAACTCCTCGGCCCACGCCTCGTCCCATGCCTTGATCTCCTCGGACATCATCAACGCCTCGGACCCCGCTTCCTTTGGTGTCCCGTCGGAATACCACTCGCTCTTGGCTATAGCCCTATCACGAAGGATATCCAGATAAGATCTCCAAGCTATAGGGTCAGATTGGAAAGCGTCCCAATCGACCTTCTTGTTCTTAATAAACTTATCCATAGCCACATACCGGCTTCTACGGATACGGGTCATGAAATCGGACGTGGCTTGCGATACCCTACGACCCAGTCTTTCCTCGACCTTCTTATTAACTTTCTCGATCTTATCGTAATAAGCCTGCACCATAGGTTTCTCTTGGTTCTCATCCAACCACCTATTTATCGTATCCAGATACCGTTGCTGATCCTCGAACGTCATGTCCGAGATATCAAAATTCTGGATGGTAGGTTTGAATACATGATACACGGCCTTCGTAATAGGCTTATCCCCATCATATCCTACGATATCATCACGAGTCTTGACCTTAAGCCCCTTATCAGATAAAAGCATGTCGATAAGTTGCTTCTCGGTCTTACCCGTAACCTTTTTAAGATCATATATATCAATAATAGCTTTCGCCTGCTCTGTCCGATACAGTAAATCGTATTTGGCGAAATCACGGGACGAGTCAAGGTAATCAGAGTTCTTACCGTTTATCTTCTGTATAAGATCCTCATTATCCTTTATCCCCCATCCACGCTCTTTCATCATCTTAGTCATCTTATTGATATTAGCCACACCCTCAACATGAGCGTCGTTATAAGCCTTGGCAAGACGTTGCCCTAACATGCCTAAGATAGCGTTACCACTATGCTCCAGTGTGCCAAAGAATCGGGACATGACATTGATATCCTTATGGATGTTATTTATCAACTTCTTTATCCCATTCCAATATCTTTCCGGGATATTAAACATCCGAAGCTGTCCATCCAGCCAGTCCTCATTACGATCACTTCGAAGGGCGTTTATATCGGACATGGATGTCTCAGCCATACGTAATATATCATCCATATCCTCTACCATACCAACCTTATTGACGCCATAATAATCCGCCGCCTGATTATTGACGAATCCACGAAGATTCCTGATCAAAGGCACTATCTCCCCGTACACGTTATCGATAACCTGTATCGTCTCATAATCAAGTCCCTTGTCGCTCTTACGCAAGCTACTGGCAACAGTGACCAAATACTCCACCTCGGCCTTGGCTGTAGCTATGACACTCTTGGTGGATAATAGGTTGTTATTCTTATTTAGCTCACCCCCGACTTGTCTTACCTTCTCGCCTATATCACGTAGAAGGGAGATGCTTTCCCCGATCCTCTGGCTCTGGCTTGACCTCATCCTCTGTAACCTAGTGTATAGCCTCTCCAATGACCTCCCGTTCTTAATCAACTTATTAGCCACGTCAACGTCCGATAACGAATACATGAGATGATTGCTATCCTTTAGCAGAAGCACGTCAAAGGCGCTTGGATCATCAGCTAACGCCGACTCCTTTATCCTATCAAGAACCTTATTCAAGTCTGATCTTTGAGTAGAGAAGAAATTCCGTATAGCCCGGATTATCCTGCCAAACAAGGAGAGCTGGGCGTCCTCGGACGAGGCCAGATCCTCCACCGCCTGTTCCATGCCCGGTACGAACCGCTGGGCCAGCGTCTTACCTAGGATCTCCCGCTTCACCATCCGATCCAACTCCTCTCCTTGGTACTCCTTCCCATATACCTCATAATAACGACCAGCGAATTGGTTCCATAATGAAGTTCCCTCGACAGAATCAAGTATCTCGTCAATCTCCTGCTGGTTACGATAAGTATCGATCAAGAAATGAGCCACCTCCTCATTGAGATCCTCTACCGTAGCCCCCTCAGCCAAAGCGATAACCCCATTAGCCATGTCAGACAAGGCCCTAGCCGAAGGATCCACGCCATTACGCATCTTATACTTATCCATATACTCAGACATACCCATCACACGGATGCCTAACGTGGATAAGATATTGGTGATATCAGTCCTATTCTGGAGATCTTCCGCCTTCTCATTCTCGATAACCCCACGGACGTTACTCCCGTACAAAGCGTTATCCTCCATCATCAACGACAAGGCTAGCTCCATGAATCCATCATACTTATTATTAAGCTCCTCGAACTTACCTTGCCTTAACATACCCTTGATCTCCGGTCTGCTTACCGTAACCTTCTCCCCGGACGTAGTGATAAGATCAAGATCATTACTTACCTCCGTATCAAAACCTATAGAACCCAATACGTTCATCTCAGAGGATTGACTTCCAAACCTATTCCTGAGGCTGGATAAGGCATTCATAGCGTTATAGATCTTAAGACCATCAGAATTGCCGGCTCCAGTAAGATAATATCTATCCCCTAGTCTTATACGTTCCCCACTCAACATACCTTTCTTGATAAGGTAATTAATAAACCCTCCACGAGTACTTATATCTGAATTTGAGCTAATACCAAGGACCGGGATAAATGACTCACTGTTATTGAGGGTTATGGAGGAAGAGCCAAAGGAGATGTCAGCCGTACCGGACGGGACGTCGCTCTCCTCGACACTGCCGGCCAAGAACCCGGCCTCGACCCGCCCACCGGACGATCCTTTTATGGCGTTGGCGTAAGAGTCGTGTATCTTGCCGTCATCCGATCTAAAGAACAGGCGAGGCTCACCGGAATCATATACCAGTCTTGAAGATGGAGGAGTATAATTCTCAATATTATTTAACGGCAAGACATTACCAGAAAATATGATCTCACCATCTATATTTCCACCCTTCACCCTGATATTAGGTCGTTGCCCGGTAAAAGCGCTTTCCACGGCCTTCCATAACATACGGGCTGTCTCCCTAATATCTATATTCTCCCTGATAGCCCTTATATCATCCCATGACGCCTCTTTCAGTATCGTATCGCCAACATTATTCTCGTTTATGGAATCCAGATCCACCTCCTGTACCGTGGATGTATCTACCACCGCCATATCATTGACATCACCTGCCTCCCCGGAGGTAAGATAAGCCACGACATTGTCGCTATTCCCAAGGCTTCTGGCCAACGCCGGGGCATCCATATCGCTTATGGCGGACAAGACCTTGGCTGACATAAGTTGACCCCACTCGCTGGCGCTAAGTCTGGCGCTTATGGATCTGGCGGCCTCCTTATTTCTTGGCACGGATCTCGTCCAGTCTCCGAACTTAGACCTGAACTTATCGTTATAAATAGTCATATAAGCTTCAGCGGCCTTATTAAGGTCACTTACGGCGGCTATACCCGCTATCTTGTCGAACAAGGTAGATACCTCTCCGGAAGGGGTCAAGACACGGGTTATCTTACCCTTACTATTTCTTTTAATTACGCAACTTGACATAACTTCATGTTTTTGACAAAGATAAACAAAAAGCCCCCACAAATAAGCGGAGGCTGATATTCTTATATTTCACAAATGAATCTATATCTATTCTGTACTATTACTATAGAGAAAATCATAAGCACAACCACCAGCGAAACCAGCTATATACGCTGCGTGCTCATCCTCTCCAACCTTAAATCCAAGCGACATATTACAAAACTGACATACACTCATGGCTACATGAAATGACTCATGGCAGGTATTTTTTATCGTTATATCATCATCGCTCGAAAAGTTCCAAAGTATAGCGAATCGACCATCATCATCCCTATCCTTTACCAAATTCACAAAAGACGCTTCCTTGTCCATATCCTCCTTATTTCCCCATTCCCCATTATGCTCAGGTTCCATATTCTCGAAACGATCACACAACGTCTTATAATCTAATCCAACCGTGATAATCAAATCCAACGGATATATCACGAAATCAAATTTCTTTTCTCTCATAATCCCCTTAATTTTTCTATAACCTCAAAACACATCTTACACTCAACTCTACGATACAACTGCCTTACGCCATCTACCATAACCCAATAACGATCACCATCACGGTGCAGGAACTCACTCATAACCTTGGTATCAGCCACATCATGTAAATCGTATGAACTGAAACATAACTTACATATATCGTCAAGATCAAAATAAGTAACCTTATTATACGACATACAACGGATTTGTCTTCCATCAGGAATCTGAACATCGAAAACATTTATCTTCTCCATATTAAAAAATAGAGGGATACCGATCCCATCACAGACCTGTATCCCTTTATAATAAATTAGCGATGAAAAGCATGGTGATGGACATGCGCCACAAATGTAATTACAAATTTTGTAAAAACAAAGCAGTTCCATGGTTAAATGTCCCTGATGAACCGCACACTATAACGGCTGCCCTTACTGCTGCCGTTCACGCTGCCATCTTTGAAGTACACGCGATGCCCGCTGTTGGAGTCAAACTCTGAGCTAACCCAATAGGCTTTGGATGGACTGAGTTGTTGTCCACCAATAGCCGATAATGCGTTATTGACACTCGTCAAGTTCATAAATATTAACGCAAGTTGAGCGCATGATGGGATATACCAATCATCATATCCTTTAGCGTCAGCACTAGCTAAGAACGTATTAAGCACATGGCCAATTGTCGCATAGGAAGTATAAGACCCACCACCGGTAGTTATTCCTTTTAATATCTCTGAATTGGATTTTCCATTCCAATCAGATAAAGCCCCGCTTGTCCAGGCAGTAATATTTGCCGAAAGGTTAGGGGTACCATTGTATGAACCCGACTCCGGTTTTAGGTAACCTCTAATATCACTTCCATCTACTTTGTCATAATTTGTAATGCCGGTCTGATCCGTACCATATCCACCCCAATAAAAAATGGAAGTGCTGTCCTTCCCGGCTCCGGCTGTTACATAGCTTTCATTAAGATCCTCATATTTCTCAATCATAAATCTCTTACCTTGAGCGTTAAGGACAACGCCTATACAATTATCGGAAGGTGCGTCCGTTATGCTTCCATCAGGACGGACATAAGAAATAAGGCAAGTACCGTTGCACTGGCACGGAGCGTCACTCTTCAACACCCCATACACCCGATTGTCGCTAGTCAGCCACCGTTTACCGTCGCTTGTGATATAAGCCTGCCTACATCCCTCCTGATTCACCGTAAGCGTCTTCTTAACGCCTTTGGGGGTTGTTATCTCCAACTCAAGGGTACGGTCAAGACCTTTGTTCATTACCGAGCCAAAAGAAACGGCGGCGTTACCGGTCCCGGACCCCGGGCTGACGGTCAGAGGCTGGTCCGTTACCTCGCCTACCCCGTCCTTCCAATTAATATTCAAATCACTCATAATTATGTCTTTTAATTATCATCTACCCACAAAGATAATAAAACAAGAGAACCCCAACCGGCTTTAGTCGATCGGGGTTCTAGCACATGATATTAATACGATTATCGTCTCATCATCTTCAATACGGTCCTAGCCGCAGCTTGCGCCCATGTCCAGCTGTCATTAGATGTTACGTTAACCGTCTGTTGAGTACCATTTACATCCAAGTTAATAGTCTCCTTGTCAAGCTCGATAGTAGAGTCTCCAGCGGCTTGAGTTACCGTCACGTTGGCTGTCTGACCACCAGCGGCGGTTACTTTCAATGTAGCCGTCAGTTCATCGATCGTGACGTTGGCCGGTACGTCCGAGATCGTGATGCTCCAAACGAACTCGCCAGCGGCTCCGGGGTCGTCGGCGATAACCGCTCCGTTAGCCGTAGTCTTTCCAGCCGCCGTGTAGTCTGCCGGGAGCTGTAACGTAAGCCCGTTCTCCTCAGCCGGCGTGACCGCGAACGTAAGCTTAGTACTGTTAGACTTACCGGTGATGGTAACATTACCACCTGTCTTTTGTACGGAAGCGTTAGGGCTGTCTGATCTTACCACCTCAGCAGCCGCTGCCTGATTAACTACCAACGCCTTCTTAGCCCCGCCGTTCGTGGTGACCGTAAGGTTGATAGTGCGTTGAAGACGACCGGTGTGTTTCTCACCGGAGAAATTAACCGCCTGATCTCCTGATCCTGATACCGGGTCAACGGTTACGAAACCAAATTTTTGTGATGCCATATTCAAATGATTTTAAAAATGTCTTTTTGTTATGCCAAAAATAACCTATACCTAATTACGCGCCAAATACGGGGGGGGGGTAGATACGACTAGCCCTGCACAACCTCAACATACAACCCTACTAAGTCCTTTAGATTATGACTAAGAGGGGTCCCACTATCCCTTGTGCATTTATACACGTCAGCGTTCTGGATGTAATATTTATCCTTAAATATCTCCATAGGAGGGAAATAAGGGATAGGATCACCTATAGTCCCGGCATGCTCCTTGTCAACAACCTTATATAAGGAGGCCGTACTGAGTCCAGGCTCCCATTCTGACGATAACGTATGAGGCTGGATAACCTCGTAAAGGATATCCGTATCCTCCTTAACTACCCTAAGACAAAATCCGGTATCCACGGATAGCCCGAACTCCGCTCCTTCTTGTCCCCATATAGGAAATAGGACCTTAACATCCAATTTCTCGTTGGATGATAAGGATAAAGATTTGTCATTAACCAACATCCTAGAAAACTCGACAGCTACTTTTTGAGGATCGAGAGCATCCTTCTCCTTCGCCTGTTGCTGGATGTACGCCGTGGTAACACTTACCTTATCAGGATAGCCGGACTGAACATCGACAGCTCTCACCTGTTCTACGGTAGTGGCTATACTGATCTGCTTTTGCTTGTCCCCTAACGCCGTTGTCAGATCGTTATCGTACTTATCCATCATCCCGATCAAGATCTTGCCTTCCGTCATATCGAACTCCAGACCCATAATCGTTATCTTACCGACTATAGCCCCATCAGCCAAAGCGCTACGTCTGTCATATTCAGGAATATAAATATCTTGATCATCCAAGAAAAACTCATGGAGATTTTCAGTCTCATAAGATCTCAGCTCCTCATATTTAGCCGATTTCTCCTCGTTAAGAATCCTCGACTCATCTAGCCTAGCTTCAATGATCTCCTTAACCGTGGCTTTAGGATTAGCTTCCTTGAACGCCAATTGCTCCTCTCCCAGCTCTATCCATGGAATCGGATTGCCATTAATATAATCATCATAGCTATTACCCTTAGCGTAATTATCATCAAGAGGTTCGTCTAAAACCAACATATTGGGATATATTTCCCTGTTTATATATGTATATGCCATAATCTATTCTTTAATCTTGTTCTTTAACGGCGATGCTATACTTGCCTGAAGCGTAACACCAGATATTTATCTCGAAAGGCTTGTTAGCTGTAGTGGTTATAGAAGTACCACTCATGCTTACATAAGCTCCTGAATTTGGTATGGCTTGAGTAAAGGCCGCAGACGGGACACACCTGATCATCAGCTCCTCTCCTATCTGCATACCTGACGCCACGGATAGGGTGGTAGCCGCTGATAGCGTGGCCGTGATACTTCTCTTGGTGATAGGCAGGTTGGCTAATGTCGTGACCGTATTAACTCCTATAAGCCTGTTCACGGTCTTCTTATCGGCGGCCGCCATCAATCCATTAGTGGATTCGTTGGCCACGGCATATGTCGTGTTAGGAGGGGTAGCCCATGTACCATCTCCACGCATAAAATTAGAGGTGCTACCATTAAGCTGTCTCAATAAGCCGTTGGCGGAAGTGGAGGCCAACCCGTACGTGGTATTGGTAGGCACGACCCATGTTCCATCGCCACGAAGAAAAGACGTCTGTTTCCCCGCTGCGGGAGCCGGGACCAATCCCGCAGCGCCAGCCGCTGAAGCCGTAGCTGCCTTCATATTGGCGTAAGTGGTATTAGTGTCTTTATAATAAGGGACACCACTGACAATAGGACAGGCGGTATAGCCAGAAGCGCTGGTTACCGTACTCCCGTTCTTTACCAGACCTGTAGACCCGTTAGCTCCTACAACACCATACGTCGTATTAGTGTCTGTCCAAGGCACATTAACATACATCTTTCCGCTACTATCCAGCTCTACCGGATAATTCTTGCCATTCTCCGCATATCCGATCATTACCAGCCCAAGGGTCGATGTATTGGCCTTGGCGTATGTGGTATTAGTAGGGACAACCCACGTGCCATCACCACGTAAAAAAGAGGCTTGTTTACCCGCAGCTGGAGCGGGAACTAATCCGGATGTTCCTGCCGCCGATGACGTAGCTCCACCCATGTTATTATATGTGGCGTTTGGAGGTGTCTGCCACGTTCCATCGCCACGAAGATACTTACCTTGCGCTCCAGCGGCAGGAGCGGGAACCAAACCGGCCTTTCCCGCAGCCGAGGAGGTCGCCGCCCCCATATTGGAATATGTGGTGTTGGTGTCCGTCCACGGAACGTTCACGTACATCTTGCCGCTACCGTCAAGAACAACGGGATAGTTCTTGCCATTGGCAGAGTATCCGATCTTAACAAGACCCAGATTATCGCTCGTGGCTTGGGTGTAAGTCGTGTTATTGTCAGTCCAAGGGACATTCACATACATCTTACCATTAGCATCCAAGGATACGGCATAGTTCTTCCCACTAGAGGTATAACCGATCTTAACCAATCCTAAAGTGTCAGCCGTGGCCTGATTATAGGTCGTATTATTATCTGTCCATGGAACATTAACAAAAGCGTTACCAGAAGCGTCAACCTGTAACTTATAGTTCTTGCCAGAAGTCGTGTATCCTACCTTTACGCCACCTAAGGTGGAGGCCGCCGCCGTAGGTGGAGCGAAGGTGCTAGGTTTGCCGGTCACTCCAGACCATGGCACAGATGACGCCGAACTTGCCGTATAAGGCTCGTAACCATCCTCGGTATTCAACTTACTATCATCCTTGACCAGATACATCTTATTCGTGGCCGTTACCTTAACCGTGTCCCCGACCTGAGCCGTGGCTGTAGTAAGTTTAAACCTTGCCGTATCATCAGCAACCACGACCATTCTCTCTAAGGCTGCTTTAGGCAACCTGTCTATATCAATGGTACCGGACGTGATCTTAGAGGCGTCGAAGTTCGACAATGTCGTGGAGATAGTAACATTACTTCCAAAGTCCGATGAGACACTACCGCTAACAGCCCCGGACAGCACTATAGTCCTAGCTGCCTGTAATTTTGTGGCGGTAGGAGCGTTATCCGTCTTAAGAGCGTATTTGGAAAGATCAATATCATTAGCCTTATCCAAAAGCTGCTCTATCTGCTTGCCATTATATTTACCTTGAAAATCTTCCATATCATAATTATTTTTGCTCAAATATAGCTATATACATACACACCAAGAAATATAGGGGGGGGGAGATACGGGTAGTGTTATAAACCACCATCCCCGTGCAGGAATCCGCTACGGAATATAATAGCCTTGTCTTTAAGTTTCTGGACAGACTCCCATTCCCATTCACCTTCACAAGGCTTAATGACATACTTATTCCCCCATGTCTTAAATTTCCTCTCTATAACGAACATCTCCGGATCATTAAGGACATGGAAGATACTTCCTACCGGGAAATACTTATCCGTCCTTAATATAACACGATGATGCTTCTCGTCATATTCAGGGTCACCCACGATACGAGCCTTATAAAACTGAAAATCATTTAACGTCCGATCCACAGGTTCTATCCAATAATACCCCTTACCCATTGCTATTCACGTTTATTTATCTATATTTGCGGTGTAGTAGTAACTCATAATGTTTTAAGTGATTTTCAACCAAGGGGAAGGGTGTCCGTGAGGATATCCTTTTTTTTCATTCCCGCCCGCCCTACCTATGAACAAAAAGACCTACTCCTGACAAATGTAACGATAATAAGATACTTGACAAAAAAAGAAACCCCATCGGTATTCTATCGCCGACAGGGTTCTCCAACGTTGTATCAAATCATATCATCTCACTCCATTTGATTGTGTCACCGACGAAGCACCGCACCGCCAGATACCTTACAAACGCCGCCCCTTCAGGGGCGTCAGGGTCTTCCAGATAAGCCAAGACAGCCTTGACTATTTTCTGGTCGCAGTCCAATACCTTAGGAAAGTAGTCGCTATAGAACATAGCGAACAGATATTGGACATCTCCCCAAGTGGCGTTATCAGGTTTCTTGGCCCCGCATTTATCGAACATCTGCTTAGCATCCTCCATCGTCCATCTTCTCTTGGATCCGTCGGCGTTAAGCATCTTATCGGCGGCCTCCCTAGCCAACTCCTTGGAAAAGTGATATCCATGGGTGTCTATATACCGCTTATAATCCGGGTCATCAGCGTCTGCTCCTCAGTAGTAACGACTTCTCCTACCTCTACGCATATAAGGTTCCGTACCATCGTACTCGTCACGGATGTCACGCTCGCCAAACCATCCCTTACGGTACATCTCATCCTCCCGCTCATGATGTCTTTGACGTTTCTCAAGCTCCCGCTCGTTACGCTCCAGTTCCCTCTCGCGCCTTTCGAGATCACGCTCACGGCGCTCAAGCTCCTCCATCATCCCGTCACGTTCCTTACCGTAATGATCATATACGCCACCATCGTAACCCATATAAGTGCCGTCGGAGCGGCGTGAGCGTCCCCTACCGCCTCTGCGGTCGTAGATCTCATCATCATATTCCTCTTGGCCGTTGCCTAAATCTATAACTCTCATATTAACCTAATTTTTTAATTAACAACTCTTTTAACTCATCGAAAGAAGACCCCATCCTATCGACCTTCTCCTCAAGATTCTTAATCTTTCGGTCTTGATCCTTAGTCTGCTTAAAAGTGGGATTGATATCTTCCAAGATACTGTCGCATGCCTCTATGATCTCCTTATTCTTATCCACGCTATTCACGATATCCGTACTGGTTCGTTTCATGGCGTTCAGGTGGTTCATTATCGGATCCACGGAGCAGGCTAGCGTAATGCCGTTGGCCATAGCCACGTTCTGATTCTCTGGAACTACGTATGTCATGGACTTCCCGTCCACCTCTATAGTAAGATCCATAACCCGATCTTGCAACTGCTGATACTGACCTAACTGGGACTGGGCGAACCTAGGCTCCGAGACGTTAACCACCGTACCCATAAAGAATTTAGGAACCCCTGAGGTGTCCAACGTATAAACCTGATATCCTTTCTTTAAATCCTTAAACATAATAACGATCTTTTTAAATGGGAGGGAGGTTACCCTCCCTATTCTTTCTTAGTAAATTCATGCGCTAGGGGCGGTAGCCGCCGTAGCCGTATGACCTAACATCCTAAATACCCCGGTGCATTTGTTATAATACACAAGATGCTCGGTGTAGGCTCCTACTATAGGATCACCAGAAGCCACGGGAGTCGTAATATCCTGTCCTGTCATATGTGCCCCAACCTTATCCACTATAGGTGTCTTGTTAACGATAACCCCGGCGTTGGATACCGTAACAGGAGTGGTGGTGGATAAGCCAGACGGAAGAACGATCGTGGCGGGATAACTAGCCTCTGTCTCCGTCACCGGATGACGGACTTTCCATAACAATATTCCTTCCGGAGGTAGTGAGTTCCACTGACACGGATTGATGCCAAAATCAACCGTAGGTTCGGCCGCAGAAGCGTCAGATACCTTTCCAGTAGTGGCTACTACCGGGATGCCTCCCCTGTCAAGACGGGAGGAGGCGAATGAACCGATCATATATCCTCTGAAATCAGCCATATTGTCCCCCTTTCTTATAATACGGCATTAGTAGTGCCGCAAGCGCATCCACATTCGTTAGCTACCCTTACGGTAGGAGTATAGCAACAACCCGGGTTCTGTACGACGTAAGCCGGAATCGGGGCCTTTGGAGCTAACTGACTAACGATGTTCTGTGTCTGTTGTTGGGTGATGGCGGAAGTAGCCAAAGCCTGTTTCTCCTCACGAAGCTGTTGGATAGTATTCTGCATCTCACGCATCTCAAGTTGACAGAACTTGTCATTGATAATCTGGGTCTGAGCGTCAATCTTAGCCGCCAATACATTGGTGTTGGAATTAGCTGACTGGATGATATTATTGAACCCGTTCGTCAAATTGTTCTGTAATACATTAGTTTGACCGGTAATAGCCAATTGGTTCTCATATCCTTGACGTGTAATAGAGTTCTGAATATTGCAACCCATCGTATCCAACGAATGTTGAACGTTATTGAATCCGCTAGCCATAGCGCTTTGTAAGTTGCAGCAGCAAGAGCTGATTTGGTTACCGATCTCACATCCTTGTTGCTGTACGGCGTTAATAACGGCCTGAGAAGTCATACCTACCTGACCAGCCACCTTATCAATAGCGCCTTGTACGTTACAGATAGCGTTTTGTAATTGAGAGGTAGAACAGTTAAGGGCGTTAGAGATCTGATCAATAGCGCTTCTGTTACCTTGGATAGCCTGCATCAATAGCTCACGGCCATAGTCGTTGTTCAATTGAGCCGGAAGACCGTTAGCGCAACAATCATTTCCATTACCACCAAAACCATTTCCGAAACCACGTCCGCCCCATAACCAGAATAGGACGATGATCCACAACCACCAGCCGTTAGCCCCTCCGAACTGGTCTTGGTTGTTACGACCGTTCATCAACGCAGCGACTAAATTCGGATCCATCTTATTACCACCCAAAAGGCTGGTAAACATACCCGGAATCATAGATAATAAACCATTAGCGGCGCTACCGCTCCCGGAACCCATGCCGTCTAACAGCACGATTTTGTCTCCACTTGTACCCATGTCTATTTATTTTTGAATTAATAATAACCCCACCTGATGGCGGGCGTTACAAAGTTCAAAAATTAATAATCCTAAGATCGTGATATATGTCATCATCAAGGCACGTCATGTCATGCAGTTGGTATTAATAAGAACCGGTACAAGACAAAAAATCCGGGACGTATCACTACGGCCCGGATTCATGCAAATCTATAAATTCAATGTTTCAATGCTCGAAAGAAAACGTCTCACGACGCCAAAGAGAGATTAACCACACGAAAAATCTCGCATTAATTTATTTGTATTAGCAGTGTATTCATTAATTATCTTACTGGATGAGGGATTATCCTCTACCCTTGATAGACGGTTATCGTCACTCCTTACCGTAACGTCACCTATCTTTCGTGCCATACTATCCTGATATGATGATGGATCGGAGTATATAAGATCATCGACGAACCTGTATATTGATCCATCAACCGTCTCTCCTACCTTCTCATATAGGCCAGATTGGAAAGACACGAAATCGTCGTACCTCCCACGAGCCAAGAACGAACCGTCCGGTCTCGCCTCGACACCGCCGTTGACCTCCCGGAGCAGACCCGGATTCCTTTGGTATAGATATCGATAAAAACCGACATCCATCATCCTGTCCTGTCTATCCAGATAGAAAAGATCCCTCATGCTGCTGTCGCTGGACTCGATAGCCACATTAAACAAGAGATCTCTTACTTGACCATCCGGCAACGACATCTCCATGTTTTTTAACGTACCTCTGTCATGGTGGTTCAAAGATACGTTATAAAATCCATTAAAATCAAGGAAACGCAAGACATTATTATATAAATCCGATTTTTTTAACCTTTCCTTGATCTGGATCTTCCTCAACGATGTACAGGATTTGATAAAATCCCGATCCCTCCCCTGTCTAGCCTCGTATCTCCTGAACTCCCGATCAATATCGACATCATCCACCTTAGAGATAACGGGATGTTGATATATCAATCTGGCAAGGATCATACTCTCCGTATTGGAGGATGAGATGTTATCCATAACCAACTTCTTGATATTATCCTTGACCACGCCAATATCAGATCGAGAAGCCCCTTGGGGGACCACGCCTGTCGGTAAGTACGAGGGCTGGGCTATCCCGATATCAGCCAGCACCTCATAGGTCTGATCGGTGTCGGTTATCGGAGTCGTGTTATGGTATGTATTTCTACCTACATACAACATGTTCATGTCATACATATCGGAAGGAGATGTTTTCCCGGACCTTACATACACCATCCTATCCCCGGTAAAGTAAGTATCCTGAACCTCATATATCGGATTCCCTTTCCCTGTTATCCTATCAAGATCGGAAATAAAGTCATCATATACCGGATCACCATTCTGTATAGAAGATAACATGACATCCAACGATGCCATAAGGTCACGGATATCCTCCGGCCTAGATATAACCATCTCATCGCTAATCGCCTCGCTTATATCAACGCCCATATCGGAAAGATCCATGGCTATGTCATATAAACGTCCGGTAACATCCTTGATGTCCTTAAAATCGTCCATATTGATCATTTCCCCAACCTTATCCCTTAGACCTTTCATGCCCTTAGGCATACTGATATACGGTATGGTGCTATTGGAATATGAGTCGGTAATCGTATTCCCATCCTGATCCCTGACCTCCATACGGGTCATATTACGATATGTGTCATACATCCGATCGGCGTAATCCTGATCCTCCTGATACCGGAGCGCCAAGGAAGGGTAGGGGATGGAGGCGAAAGCCTGATCGAACTCCCGGCGGTCGCTGATACCGCCTACCGCCCTCATGATGGTATCCCTTACCTCCATTGGATTCAAGACTCTTCTCTTTCCCAATGAATCATACGCATCCTCATATATCATATAATCATCACCAAGACCTGATTCGGAGAACAAGAAATATGTATCCTTCTCATTGAGATCCCCCTCAGACATAAAATCGACAATCCTCCTCATCATATCCCTTACCCGCTCATACTCCGATCGGTTAGTCATAATATTATCAATCTCATCAGCGTCATACATCCCGGATCGTTCAAGATTATATCTGTTGATGAATATATCACCGCCGGAAAGGAAGTTAGATACGATCATATCATTAAGATCATTGATATTATCAACGCCCAGGGAAGTAATGGTATTATTGATATCCTTAACCTCGTCAGCCATGAAATTACCCACAGCATAATTCTTTTGTTTGATAAAGGACATGACATCATCATACCTAGGCTCCCCATTGCTATCTAAGTCGTATTCTGATGGCATGGACATCCAATCGCCAAAGAAAGACACGAAGTCGGGGGAGTAGGCCGTACCCCAGACCGATAAGGCCTGCTTCTGGTCACCAAGCACCTCCATCGCCCTTTGGTATAATCCGGATGGTTGGTCGTTCGGGGCAAGGACATTATCTACCCCACCCTCCTTATTTTTTATAACATAACAAGATCTACCCATAGCTAAATCGTTTTGTTACAAAGATATGAAAATCCCGCCTACTCTCACGAGCGGACGGGAGCCAAATAACAATAATAACAAACCTTATGTTTCTATTGAAAAGTACAAATCATTTTGCCGATCCTCACGGACAAACAAAAAACTCAATCCTAAAACTATAAAAACGAAACTTATTGTTTAGCAAAAATATTTTTATCCGATCTACTGAGAACCCTACCTTTCAACTCCAAGAACCTAGGCATCCATTCCCTAGATATCTTAGACACGATCCACTGGAATCCCTTAGGAGTCACATAGACGGTGTTAGTCCCATAGAACTCATCGTCATCACGATACCTGTAACGAGCGTAACCACGATCTATCATCCTTTGGGAAAGCAACCATCTCTTACCGGTTTTGGCGAAGAACTTATTATCCTCAAGCAATATACGAAGATTCTTCTCCGCTATATCATACCCATGAGCCTCCAGCTTTTCCCGAACCTCTCTGATCAACATATCTGTCTCTTGGGCTATTTCGGCTGTCTTAGCAAACTCAACCATAGGAACCTGTTCTTTGATGATATTATCAGATATCCTTTTGGCTTCCTCTGCCGCTTTTTTCGCCTCAGCTAACGCACGCTTCTCCTTTTCCGATTTAAGTAAAGCCTCTAATGCCTCTATATAATCAGATGGAAGTTCATTCTTTGATGGCATAGAATAGGAGCCTGTTTTTCTAATAGAAGGAAGAACCTCCGATGTTACCCATTTTTTGAATTTCTTGGCAGATTCCATCTTAGATGACATAATCAAAGAATACATCCCTGATTCATTGATTAATTTGATCTCCCTAACAGCCTGATTTATAAGGGGGTTTATTTTAAACCCCATTGATTTACAATCACTTGTAAGAATGATAGAATCCTCATCATCAACAAACCTTTTTACAGCGTTCCCTAAGTTTTCATAACCAAGACATCTGGCTATGTCATTACCAACAAACCATGGATTGCTTTTCTCGTCTAATAATACTCTTACATCCCCAAAATCAGGATTCTCAAACAATTTTAAATTATCATCCATAATATAAAACAACGAGAGCCACCAGCGTCCGTTACTCCACTGATAGCTCTCATTTATCGCCTACGCCTAAGCGATATTAATATCTTCTTCTGGTCTAGCAACGGATAGACACCGCAAATATAGACACTTATTTTAAAACAACAAACAAATAGGAGATATTTTTACAAAAAACGTAATCAATTATATTTGTCTATCATATAGACGAAATATAACTATATCTATCCTCCATCATCATCACCACCTTCTTAATATCAGATAAAGTTAATTTCTTTATCTCCATATTCCTACTATCCATCCTGACGAAAGAGTCCTTGAACTCCTGCTCGGTTATGGCATCCAACCTAAATAGATTGTATTTTATAAGTAACTGGGTTACGTCAAATATCAAGATATTAAGATCAACATCATCTTTCAACTCATTAAGTAGATCGCGCATCATATCCTTAATAGCGTCAGTGTCAAGTTCCAGCTTCTCGGCTTCCCTCATCAACTTCTTAATGATGCCATTGTACTCGATTATGATATTAGCATTATCATCATCGGTAGGTAGAAGAATATCCATCGTACATTCTATACCTATCTTATCACTAAGTCTTTCATTGAACTCCGTCATATAATCGAAAGCCTGACTTCTGCTTAAAGCGTATGTATGGTCAAGCAACTGCCTTTGTCTGTTATTGACAAAATAATGACTGGTGTATAACATCATCAAGACCTTCACTCGCTGGATGCGTAGGTCTTGCATAATTTTCCGATGTAAAAAACTATCTAACTGCATAATATAAAGAGCCCCCACCGGGGCCATCACACACCCGACAGGGACCAACTTTTAAATATCTTACTCGTCAGGTGATGGACTGACACCGCAAAGATAAATCAAGATAATTTATTTAGCAAGGATTTTCCGCTTCATTTTCTCCAGATACGACATTCCCGTCGGAAACCAAAGACTTATCCTCGGCTGCTTTCGTAGGCGAGGCGAACTCCGATTGGGAACCGGGCGGGTTGACGAACGGGGTCTCCGTATCCTCGAAGAACGTCTCATCCCTCCTAATACTCATCCTGAACTTAGGGGCTATGAAAGGATCGTTATTAAGATCGATGTTGATCGTAACGTCATTCATCAAAATATCCTCCTTGGTCCTAGAATCGCCTATCCATCCTTTTACGTCAGCGGTCATAGGCATCTTACTAGCGGCTTCCTTGACATCCTTTAGCCGTTTCTTGATAACATCCACGTCTCCCGCCAACGGAATCATATATGTCTTGTTATCCAGCCCGGATCTGGCTATAGCGTTGTTAAGATCCATTATATCATCAATACTTACTCCGCCACCTAGACCCTCTATAATTCTGTCAGCCATCGATCCGATCATAGATGAGAATGATGATATATCCTGATTTTTCAATCTTACGGGGTACAGGTAATTTCTTCCATTTCCTGTCTTTATAGCTACGACCGGGATACGTGAATTTTTATAATCACCATACTTGTCCCTGACGATAGCCGTACAGAACGGGAATATATTATACTTAATATCATCTCTCATCGTAACCTCCCCGTTCTCTATATATCCTACGCTCTCGACCTTACCAACCGTCTCATTGGTAAAGTCATTTTCGGAGACCATCAACGTACCATTATCATCACTTATGCTAAAATTAGGTCTTCCTGGCAAAACACTGGTGACTGCGCCTACGAACGGTATATCAATCTCGCCAGCGACAGATCCCACATTATCCCTATACAACTCAAAGGCCATACTCCTTAAATCAGCGTTACTACCTTTTGAGTCTGGATCATTAGCCTTAAGCACCGAGACAAAATTACCGTCACCATCCACGATCTTAATAACCATATTATTAACCAAATCACTACGGGCAGACTTGGTCTCGTCAGAATTAGGATCAACGGCATAAAGGCTATTGTATTTATCATACAATTCCTTGGTATAAGGATCTAACATATCTACCTTGAACCTCACGATATCGTTCTTACGAAGACTAGCCGCAGCTTCTTGATTTATCGACTCATTATTAGAGCCAAATGCATCTCCTGTATAATAAGGAACAACAGATCCATCCTGCCCCTTGCGATACACCATGAACCAGTTGGAGGTCGATAAGGCGGTCTGCCTCCCCAGTATGACACCGGTAGCGTTCTCGAAAGCCTGAGCGTCATCCTCGCTAATCATCCATCTTGAATGATTTTTAGACTCGATAACGCTGAACATGTTCGTCCCGTCAGTGAAATCCATCACCACCTTATCATCCATAACATATTCACCGGGCGTGACAAGAGCCTTAAGCCCGGATCCCGCCATGAATCTATCAAGCCTCATTCCTCCTACCTCATAATACATGACTCCGCCAATCTCTTTCTTCTGGGCCATCAACACTACCGGATTCTGGGCGGCATTGGCCTCCGTCCTGCCGGTGGATGTTCCGGGTTCGCTCTCCGTGAGAACATCACCCATAGGTATAGACTTATCATAATCCTTGACAACCATACTTCCATTATCATACAGCCTCATCCATTCCACGAACTGGAGAAGAGGTCCATCAGAATAGTTATTGATAATATCAATAGCCTCATTAAGTTTATCCTGATCAACCTCATTCCCGTTGTCAATATCATTCATAAGATCATTATAAGTCTGTATAGCCTCCTTAACCTGATCCTGATCAAGACCATTAATGTTCATATCTATGATATCGTCAATAGTATCCCTGATGTTATTTAAGACGTTATCGTTGGTATTTAACCTATCTATCATTGACCTAATCTTATTAAGCCTAGCTATAGGATTATCGCCAAACCCATTTACAAGATCATTGATACGATCCTTGTTATTATCATATATCTGCCTCTCCCTAGGAGATAAGATATCCTCATTACCGTTCCATATCTTTATAGCTATATTATTGATTCTATCATCAGAAGGATTTATGATATCCTCATTATCAGGTACATTCTCAACGATACCGCCCTCATCAGCCTTGATATCATTCTCCATAGATCTGGCGATCATATGATTATAGGTCTTGAACATAAATGCCTCGTCCTCTCCTATAAGACCATCTTGATAAGCCTTATCTATGGCCTGATCATTGGCATAAAGGGAATTAGCATCAGGATCATCGGTATTCCTGAAATCATATCTACTATTATCCTCCTCATAAGTCTTTCCCCATATGTTTGACAAGACCTTCATGAACCCACGTTCCTGCGACCGTATGAATCTCCTATCACGCATACGGCGAAGAGACTCATTTATATTCTTATAAGCCACAAGATTATGACGATACTCGCTAAGTAACGCCATAGCCTCTTTATAATTATCAACCCCACGGATAGATACAGCATTCTCAAAACCAACTATAGTCTCATAAGCCGCCATAAGATCGGCGGCACTGATCCTTGATTCATTCCTGTTTAATAACAGCTTAGATATATCTGTCTCTGAGTTAACTAACGTAGCTAATCTCCTCTCCAAAGCAATTCTATCCTCCGTCAATTTAAGAAGTCTATCATTCTCCTTGGCTAACTTGACCTTATCAGACTCAAGAACTTCTTTAGACGTGATACTCTGCTGAAGCTTCAAAACATTCTTCTCCATCTTCTGTATATCATCTGTAAGCTTCCTAAGTTTCTCAAGATCCCTACTCGAATCAGGATTAAGACGAGAATATATATCTAAAGCGGGGCCTATATCCGTATTGTATATCCTTCCTAACTGATTAGCGATATCATCCAAATTATCCTTAGCCTCAAGACCGTTATAAGCCATGTTAGAGATGTAGGTGTTAAATGATCTATTGGATATACCATCGGTAAGGGAGTCGGCAAATCTACTAGCCATAGTAAAATTATCAACCTTCTTATTGAACTCGCCAACAAGGTTGGACTTATACTCATTTACCTGCTCATCTGTCATATTCATATCAGAGGCTATATCGCTATTAGGTATAGACTCGATGACTGTCTTGAAATTCTCCTTGGTATCATCTAACATCCCCATTTCCTGATCATAGCGAAGACGATTGAATACAGCGTCACTAAAAGTCTTATCTACGATTCTAGAATTAGGTATATCGTCGGCGTTATTATCCGTTTTCAAGCCTGATAATTGAGCGTTCAGAGCCATGCTGCCACGAATAGCTTGGATAGCCGCCGAGGTCAAGGCGCCGGCATTAGTGTTGTAGGCCTCCACCATCCCCTTGTTACGGGACATGTCTTGGCTCCATTCCTTTATACCTCCAAGACTTTTTACTCCCATAACCGATCCAATAATCATACCGATGCCGATCTCCTTCCAGCCCTCATTAGATCCGTAAGTCTCCTTGAATCCGTTCTTTATAGCTTCCATATAACCTATATTCTGACGGATGGCCATAGGATTATATCTTGATTCCACCCAATCCTCCGCAGACTTACTGGAAACACCTTGAAGACCTTCCTCGAACAAACCCTCAGATACCGGTCGCTTAATGATATTAAACGTATTACCAGCTATTTTCTGCCATTTCTTTGGTGTTATAGCCCTTAGTGCACCGTTGTCCATTCTCTCGGCTCCTACGCCAAATATATTGCGTTTTATGAACTTATCCACGCCCAGATCCATGCCAAACATATCACCAAACATAGCTATATCGGATAACATAAGGATACCGATATTGGCAGCGAATATAGCGTTAGCGGCATCAGCATTATCAGCTCTGAACTTCATGAGTTCCTCATATGAGGCTTCTCTGCCGTAAGCGTTCCTGTAAGCTTGCTTGAAGTTTTCCTCAGACTCCATCAGCCCGCTCCTTGATTCCACGGAAGCTTCCCAAAGCGTAGAAGTACTCATAAAAGTCAGGTTATCCAACCCCTTGCCTATACCACGACCTATACGAGCAGCTCTTAGCATAGCATTAAACCCGGTCTTTGTAGCAGAAGCAGCCTTCCCCATACCGGCAATCGTAGCACCTATCCTAGCCCCCATACGAGCGGCATTCATAAGACCAGCTCCAGCGAAGGCGTAAGATGACAAAACGGCTCCAGCCGTAAATGCCGCACCAGATAGAAGATCATTCGTCCAGAAATTTGTAGTGAGCATGCTTTTAAGGAACCCGGCATCTCTCTCCTCCTTGCTGTAATAATGATTAAGCGTATAATCACCTCGCTTATCCATATCATCTAACCAATCGGCAAAGCCGTTATCAGATATGGCGGATAACGTCCCTTTTGTAACAAGTTCCTTTAATCCGTATATAGACTGACCTACGCCCCCTATACCATACAATGTGGACTTATAGATGAATTTACCCAATCCTCTATAAGTCTTCTCCCAACCGCTTTGGTTCTTTGACAGACGATCATCATTATCCACGTTATTGATATAACTCTCGTATTTTGGAATCCATTCACCTGTTGACAGCCTATACCTTGAATCACGAAGGTTGATCCTACTTCCAGTTATATCATAATTACCCTTAGGGATACCCGTCTCGTTTATCATCTGAAAAAGCGGATTCCTTGCTTTTACATCATCATGATAAGATGTCTCTACGGAATTTTTTATACCCTCTACTAATGATGGAATACTTCTGCTTCCCTCTCTAGACAAAACATCATTATCCATATCCGATGAACTGCGCATGCCAACAGGTATAGGGATAGAAGAAATATTATCCTTAGAAGGCATGGGAGATGGAATTGATGGAGTAGGGACATAGTATCCCTGACTCTTCATCACATTCCCTATATCGTTATTATTATTGCTCATTTTTTCCATCTATTTTATCCATAGTCTCTTTATCCAACACCGAAAGAATATTGCTAAGATCAGAGTGCTGCTCATTAATATCTCTACCCTTAACAATAACGTCTTTATTGATAGCCTCAACCACGGCTTGGGTAAGATACATCTGAGGACACATATTTATAATCTTCATGATATTATCAGCATAATCAGTATTATATTCCAACACCTTTAGAGGTGTCCCGGTCCTAGCCTGCCCGTGAAAATAAACGCCAACCTCAACACCTCCAGGAAAGCCCTTGGCTTTAATATCATACGATTTGTAATTTCTTAAAACCGTATTAATAATCCTAATAGCTCTTTTATTAAGCTCTGATGTAGCTAGTTCATTGTTCTGAATATTGTACTTATCAACCATCCTAGAAGCCTCCTCAGCCGCATTCTCGATAGTAGCGAAAGCGCCAAGTGAATTAGCTTGCGCCCATTTCTGATAAGGCCTATTGGTCGTGGCAGAAAAAGATACAGGGATGATCTTAGATTCGTAATCTTCAGATCTTACATTCCTTTCCCTTTCGTACAAACTATACCCCATACTATCTAATTCCTCTTTAGTAACTTGAACCGTAGCGATATTTTTCCCGCCAGCCATAGCTACCAAATCAAATGTATTGGGATTATCCGTAGGACGAGCATACAATATGTAATTATTAAGCCTGCTATCTTTATCCTTATTCAAGAAACCAGCTCTTGACAAAAGCAGACTCTCTAATTTAGCATGCATACGCCTATCTTCTTTAGAGGCATTGGTAGAATTAGAGAACGACCATGATCTTGGAGCAAACTCGTCATATCTTCTTTCATAGACCATTTTAGAATCCTGAATAGCCTTAGCTATATTACGACCTATATTAGATGAAGACCATTCTCTTCTAAGCGTAGGGCCGTCAGCTCTAGACATATTCTTACCTAAGATCTTGATCATTTTATCCCTACTAGTCATATCGACATTATCGCTATTCATTACCGGATTGTCTACACGACTATAAGTTTTAGCTATATCATTTATATCCTCCAGAGTGAAATTTTCTCCTGAATATCTATTTAACAAATTTATATAAGATCTCATCAGCTCCGTATTAGCTATAGATCTATCCGCATAGTTGATGTTCTCGCTTATCAATCCAGCTATAGCGGAAACCTTTAAAGCATCTTCTGGTGAATACTCTTTCCCTCCAATAATAGCTCCATTCTTACCAACATCCCTCGCATTAACCATACCATTGTCAGTATATGTATCAATACCTCCAGTAACATAGTCCTGATCCCTTACAGCATCATTAAGGATATTTTCCGTAGCGACATCAAAGGCATTTGTAAGATAATCAACTTCCTCATCCATGATCTTACCATACCTATTCCTATTATCATTCGCTGCCATAAGAGCCTCGTATTTATTCACCATATTTGGGGTTGATGATAATACAGAACTTGACGCACCGCCATTATTAGTGATCCATGCCATAATATTCTCGCTATTAACACCACCAGGATATATAGAAGGATTGTTTTGTATATCGTTCTCTATGCCTCGTAGATCAACAGGATTTATGGATGATATTAAATCCTTCTCACCTGTCGATATATTATTCTCATTCTGAATATATTGATTGTCAAATATATTCTCAGGAGTAACATTAGGCTGAACCTTTTCCAGCTCAATCATAACACCTGTAGGGATATTAGAGCTATTACCAGCTTCCTTGGACATTACTTCCCTAAGCTTAAGATTCTGATCTATCTCCTTTGATTTCTGCCTCCACGAGAACTCTCTCTCCTTGAAATCAAGATCTCTCATCTTAAAGTAATAATCATCAGCGATGTAGTTCTCAGATGAGTTGTTATACGACCATCTAGCGGATACACCATCAAGAAATTCATTACGTACAATAAACTCCCCCGCTCTAGCCGGGTTCATATTATTGCCAATAAAGGAAGTAGCCTCCTCCACTAACGCACGGCGCTGTTCCCGGACCTCCTGTAGTGACGCCTCAATAGCCGCCTTAGCGGAAGGGCTGGCCTCGGCCCCTTTGAGTTTGGCTAAGAGTGCGCTCTCCTCAGCGTCAAAACCGGAAACATATTTATTAACGAACTGATCAGTAGTCATGCCACTAAACATACCGGGATTAGTGGCAGCCAAATACTGACCCTCTATCTGCATCTGAGCCTTAGCGTTCTGGGATATAGATCTAGCGGCTATCGCTCTAATCTGAGATCGACTCATCTCATCAACAGTAATATCTCTCATCCTACCAGTAGGCTTGCCATCCACTACCTCAGGAACAGAAAACTTCTTTCCCTTATTAAGACTGACGAAATCCTTCATCATCTTATTCATCTCCTCATTGTAATCCGTATAAGGAGTGTAATGAATAGGATTCATCCTTGTACCAACCTGACCATCATTAACCCATTCATAAAACGGCATTAAGGCCACAGCCTCATTTATGGCACTATATTGCTTAGGATTATTAAGCTTCATATCTTCGATCTTCTGAGAGAAAGACCTATACTCCCTAGTACCGGCGATAGCGTTCAATACACGGGTATCTAAAGCCTCTCCAAGACGGGCTTGTATGCTTCTAGCTATACCATCAGAAGCTAGATTGGATTTACGATACACGTTATTCACATCCTGTATCAATCCATTTAACCTATTCTGAAGATATTCCCTATCCTGAGGTTTTATAATGTCAGAATTGATAATATAATCAGCATACTCATTTATAGCCTGCCGATTGGTATCTATCTTCTGCTGCATGTATCCCATACCCTGCATCATGACATCCATGTTGTAGGGTGATACGTACTTACCGTAATTCCTTAATATACTGTATTGTGAAGCCATTATTTATCCCTTTTTTGCCTTTAGTTACTTCCTGAGCAGGATATAATCTCCTGTAACTTAATATATCTCCTTGAGGGTCTGCGATCAACTGGTCATTGGGACCAATCTTAACATCCCCAAATATAGATCTTAATGTATTCATGGTCGTAGCCGTGTTCCACTTCTGCTGAATCTCATCATTGACGCTATCGAAATACCTAGCCCAGTTCTCGTCATTTATAGCCAATCCCTGCAATATCCGTTGCTGATAAGCTTGACGTTGCGCTATGTTCTTGTCATAAGTATTCGCCCATGATTGAGAATTGACATTATCAGCCCAAGTTCTTTGAGCGACATTGCCCTGCTCTACCTCGTTAATATACCTACCTATATTAGAACTCATGATAGCCTGTAGGTTAGATGATAAAGCTCCTCTTTGAGAATCCGGGACATTACCCATCTGATCCAATTGTGATTGGAAAGCACGATTGGCTTCAACCATATACTGATCCGCTGATCTCAATACCGGATCCACGGTAGGAGCGTAATGCCTTTCCAGACCTTCCGTTGTCACGGATCCCGGAGTCATCCTGAACACCTCAGGAAAATCAAGACCACCACCTACTATATTTCTTCCCTATTGTTATCCGACTTATCTGTATTTGTATTGGTATTCGTCTTAGGAAGGGTACTAGCATCAATAAGCTCAGGCATATCCAGCTTAACATCGGGATCCTCCACGTCACCTATATTCATAGGACCGGGAGTCACCTTGTGAGGGTCAAGTATGAAGTCAAGACCTTCCATGCCTTTCATGGATCTTAACGCCTGCATCTTAAGCATATCCTCCCCAAGGATCTTATTAACAATATCTTTATTCTTGTCAGAGAACAGTTGACTGAAATGAGTGATACCGGCGTCATTAAGAGCCTTGTGTTGATCCTCTGTAACTACATCCAAACCAATCATAGGACGAGATGACGAATATTGACCAAACTTATTATCTCTCATTCTATCATGATATGCGGCCTTCTTGTCTTCCGGGTAATTGCCTTGACTATCCTCACCGCCAAAGGAAACGAGCGTCGTGTAATCCCGAAGCGCCTCGGCGTTGGCGATGATCGGGTTCTCCGCCGTGGCCAAGCCCATCCACCCACCAGTAGTGTTGTATATAGCATCCTGAAGAGCCTTGGCAGCAGTAGACATGAACTTCTTATAATACTCCAGTCTCTCATCGGTATTAATACCGCCATAAGAGCCATCCTGACCCTGACGCTGATACCCAAACGTATTATCCTTATTATTATACTTGTTCTCAACAGGACGGAAAGTAAGGAGATAATCGAATAAAGAACTACCGCCTTTCTCCATCTTCTGACGAATACCAGCTACTTTCTTAAGCAGCTCTTTCTTAGCCTCGGCTACATCATCTTCTGTAAGGCCATATTCTTTCATGGATCTGGATATGATGTTATCTATCTCACCTCCCTTAGCGAAATACGTATCCTCATCCTTCTTCATCTTCCGGTCTTCCTGCTCCTTGTATATGACGTTAGCGAAGTCCGTAAATCTTCCCTCTAAGCCATTAACGGTATCGTTACTATCATTTATAGCCTTGGATAATACGGAAGCGTTTAAGCGCCTCGTATTCTCGTCATCTATCTTATCGTTCTTCTTCAGCTTCTCCAAAGCCTTCTTCTGATCATCATAAGCTGATTTAAGACCTATCTTAGCCTTATACCTATCCATTAATGTGGCATACGTATCCTTCGGCGTAGCCTTAATACCATACGTATCTCTAATGTATTTAGCGAAATCCGGTTCTATGGTAGTATCATCGGTAATAACCTTCGTTCCCTGCTCCAAGGAAACGGGGGTTCCACCATCGGCGTGCTTCTGCCCCATAGCCTCCATCGGCGCCTCTCCGGGCTGCGTCACGTACTCACCCTTCTCGACCTCTACGTTGGCTTGATCTTCCATCGACTTAGGTAACGGATACAGATACTCACCGGTAAGGCTTCCGCTATCGAACCTATTATTAGGTCCTAGATAAACACCGCCACCATCCTTGTACTGCATCTGAGATTGCCTTCTTTGCCTAGCCTCCCGCTCTTGAGCCAGCCTGATATTAGTACGAGTGCCTTGCTCTGACGCCATCCCTGAGAACACGTTCCTAGCTAACCCTAAGACACCACCGATACCTGACATCACGGTGCCTACGATATTAGCCGTCTTAGCCCCGGTGGATAAATCACCGTATCCCTCGCTTCTCATACGCCCTATACCACGACCCATCTGAGTGAATCTAGACCCTATATCATCAGCGCCATAATAAGGAATAGTAGTAAAGTCAAAAACATCCGTGCTGCCAGACTCGTCAACCTTCTTATTGCTGTCAACGATAGCGCTCAAATCACTTGTATCAATGGTATTAATATCAGGCTGCTGAATATCAAATCCTATCTGGGTAGACGAAACCAAAGGTTCCACTCCAAGACCCTGAAGACCAACAATATTACCGGGCATGACAGGATCAACTTCCCCAGCATCTTGATATTTAGGTATCTTCCTTTTAATTACATACTTTCCCATATATCAAATTATTTCGTTCTGATACAAAGATAGTTTAAAAAAAATACAGACTCACCATTTGACAATGATGAGTCTCTTTAATACTAATCCTTTAAAGACATAACAGGATTACCCCATTTCTTTTTCCACTCATGACCAAGATAATCTATAAGTTTATCATAAGTATCTATAAAACCACCATCTATAACCCCGGTGATAACATTCTCTACAGCTACTATGTCGTTTAACTGATTCTTTGTAGCCGTATTCCTTATCCCACTCTCATGCTTGTTAAAGACAATAAAATTAATAGCCTTAGCTACCCTTGATATCTTATCAGACAACTGACCCTTGTCACTAACCAACCTGGCGACGGCCGAACTCATCCTGATATAAGCCTCGCCAGCGGCATTCCTGTCCTCTATGAATCCATCATGCAACCATATTATCACCTTGGCGTATATCTCTGGGTCCAATTCCAATGCTACCATAACAAAAAAATACGGATTTACATACCATTTCTGACCCTCCCCCTTTCCTCTTCGGTAAGCCATTCCGTATTTTTTGAGATCGGTTATCTTATTGATTTTCAATTCATGGTTTTGTACCGTAAGATTTCTTACAGTACATATATCATTAATACTCAGCTCCCTAACAAGAGCTTTCATCTTTTCCTGAAATCCATTAGTAGCAAACAAATGATCAAGCCTTCTAGACTCCAACCCCATAGATTTACGTTTTTCATTCAAGGCTTCCATAACTTCCGTTATGCATACAAACCCGTCCTTGGACATAACAGAAATGTTCCTACCTAATAATTCCCTACTCTCTGATGATAAAATCAAATTACTTTTCATACCTTTACTAAAAGTTTTAAATTAATAAATGCGCCTATCCGCTCGTGATGAGTAGGTAGGCGCACAAATATAAGCAATACTAATATTATTACAAAATATAATAGCCTATATTATAGATAATAAAATCTTGAAATTTTACATATCTCAAATAATTATAAGATGCTAGACCCTTTTTACAAACAGTGATCCTATAGCTTTCACCAGATCGTAGAAGCCGGCACTACTGAACCCAACAGCTATCCCATACAGCAATGTCTCCCACCATTCACTCCCTATAAGCAATGGAGACACCTTTAGAAACCACGCTAATATACAAACCAGCATACCTATGACTACGGCGGATAGGACTTTAGCCCACTTATGGGTGTCAATATACGGCACAACCTTGGCTAACTGCGTAGCTGACATCGTGACGAAAGCCATGATGCCGGTGAAGGTAGTTAAATCAATGGTGATAGCCCCTTCTGATGGGATTACCTCTTGCGCCATCAAAGCGAATGGCGTCAATAACATAGCAAATAAAAACAACAATCTTTTCATATCTAAAACGTTTAATAATTTCACAAATATAGCATTAATTCTGGGTTCTGCTCATACCCTTTATATTAAGACTTAATCCTGGTATCATATTAAGCACCAACTGCCTTTTCGCCTGCTCCCTACGCATACGCTCGGCTTCCGCTATCTGCGCCTCTGATTGGGGGTCGTTCTTGATGTTATTAGCGATATCCTCTATAGCTTTCTTGTTAGCGCCAGATTGAGCTAGCATCTTATATAACAGATCTTGGCCCTCCTTTTCCCACCAGCTATCCACGGAAGGGCGGGAAGCCAAAGAAGGATCGGCAGGGGCTACCGTCTCAGGCACGGGCTGCTGACCTCCGTCCCCCGTGCCCGAATCCCGCTGTCCGAACTCGTATCTCATTGGCTCGTTCTCCGGGACACCGTATCTATTGGAGAACATATCGGCGAACTCAAATCTCTTCTCGTTTCTTAATGTCGATCCAAGGGGTCTCCCGTATCCTTGATTCCATGCCACGGTAGCGTCCTTATAATTCGTGGCGTTATCAAAATCAGCCTTCGAATACATATAGTAATTATATATATTGCCTTGAGCGTCCTTATCAAAGAACTTGCCTTGATTGATGTAATTCCAACCTAACCCCGGAACCTTTCCTTGATACTCATCCACGAGATAATCCAACTGCTGTGTCAATGTCGGTTTCTTTCCATACCTGCGCTGTAGCTCTTTCTTTCTAGGCCCAAGCCATTGCTGGATGCCAAAATCACCGGCGGCACCTAGGGCTTCGGTATCCCCTCCTGACTCGGCGGCGATGTTCGCCAAGATACCAATAGCTTGAGTTTGTGGTATACCCTTCTTGTCTGTCAGATAGTCCCATATCTCGTCATACACAGCCATCTTACTATCATCTGATCTACGAGGATCAACAACGTATTTGCCAGCTCCATAAGGAAGATTATTCTCAACAGCACCTCCTTTATCAAACTTATCATCATATCCTATAGATTCAAAATACCCAGGATTTCTATAAGCATAGCTTCCTTCTTTAGGCAATACTATTCTATCTCTTATCCTAAGAGGAGTATCACGCTCTGGGATAACACCCTCTACATCAAACCTCTTAAAATCATAATCATCCTTAACATCCAAGACCCTGGTATCAGGATGCCATCTAACAGAAAAGTTTTTCAACCCTCCAAGACCCGTATACTTATACTTGCGATCACTTCCCTCTTTTTTCTTTCTCAGTCTTACAGGAGAATGAGATTCATTAACAACAACCCACTCGTTAGGGCTATTTATGATTATCTCAGCCACATCATTATCTTCTGAGGCAGCCCTTCTCATGCCTTCATCTTCATATATATTTTTATACGACTTACCCTTAACCTTTTCTTTATTCAACTTAGTGTACATCGTATCAGCTAAAGCCTGTATCATTCTAGCTTGTTCCTGCGGGAGTCCAACGTATTGGGCATTATCATCATCTCCTTCAAACCTAACATCACTCTTAGGCAACCCTGATATATCACCAGTGGCATACGCCTTCCATAAAGCCTCTTCATGATCAGTGGCATAATCATCCCTCTCAATATTAAACATCATCCTGCCTAATATCCCAGGACCATGATATAACGCCGATTTAACATCGGTCTCTATACCTGGGTTGATAGCCTTATACCATTTATCTCCATCAGAATCAACCATCCCATTGGATTTATCTAATTTCTTAGCTGGAGATTTCATAGCCTTTTCTATAGATTCGACAACAGAATCTATAAGATATCTTGGCCTCTTATAAAATTCGCCATCAACTTTTATAGGACCTCCATCCTGCTTATCTTTGATCTTCTCTCCCCATAGTCCATATTTATCCCTAGGCCATATGCCGTCTATGGCATCCACATAACCAACGGGATGCTCCCCGTCCAGACGCCGGTTCCGCCGCTCGTCCGCTGGGTACAGGGCGTTGGCCAACGGCTGCGTGATATGACCCAACCCCTTATCCTTGGAACTCGACATAGCATCCACCACAGTCCGATATACAGGTCTTAATTTCTCAGGCAAATACAACCCCGCCTCATCAACCAGCTCGCCTATCTTCTTATTTATACCCCTAATGCTGAAATTATAATTACCCATGCCATTATTCAACGGAGACAACGCACCTCTTATCCCATTCATACCCTTAACAGCAGCTCCTCCGCTAAGGATATCAAACTCCGGGGATACGTTCCTTAAAGGACTATCATCCATACCCCTGAAATACATAGGACGCTCGCCTCTTACGACACGATCAAGATCCTCCTTATACAAATCCTTTATCCATGAAGGGATTTCCTCTTTCTTGTCTTTCTTAGCCATAAATCACGTTTTCTACAAAGATATACATAATCGGATGCAGGATAAAACAATAGGCGAGTACATGATCTTAATCACCTACCCGCCTACGCTTTTCAATGCATGTGATAAGCCGCTAGAGCTTTCTTAGCCGAATCCCTCGACTTGTACTTGGCTGGCCATAACTTTCCGGTCTTGTTACTAACTACTCTCCAATCACTTCCTACTTTCTTGATGCACCCCGATTTAGGGCACTTACCTGATTTACTAACAGCAGATCTCTTTTTCACCATATCATTGCGTATTAACAGTTATGCTATAATCACCTAAATCAATAAATTTTCTCGTCATTACTAAACCATCTTACTATCATCTTGAACCGGCTCTCAATATCATTCACGAACCTTGCCAAGAACCAATCGCCACGAAGACGATCACGCCACCTCCGGTGATAATCGACAGTCCTGGGGTCGATCTCCCGGCCAATATCGTTCACGTCCTTAACCCATACCGGTAGGTTATTAGTATCGTCTTTAACCTCGTTGAAGTAGTCGTTGATATTGATCTTCTGATCAACCTCCGTCACCAGTATATCACGGCTATCGTCGTTAGTTATAGGATATCTTAGGCGCTGGCTCATGTCGTTCTTATCGGCGATGGTCATCCTAAGCTCTCCACTGTTGTTGGTATCGTTATAGAACCATGCCTTATTAAATCCAGTTGTTCTTCTAACCTGATAATTAACCTCATCCTGATACCTTCTGGCATCCATCCGATATTGGTAGTTCGTAAGGATCTTATTCACATACTGCTCACGGACAGGTACCTCTATGACGAACGGATATAGCTTACCATAAAATACCTGATACGATTGATTGGTTAAGCCATGAGACCACAATCCCACTTCTCGACTATCACTAGAATAGTTCTTACCAGACTGAAAATAATGCTGGTGCTCGATATAATAGTCAGGGGTGTATGATAGATATGATTTCCACTCACCCTTCAAACAATTATATCCAACGGTAAAGGAGACATCCGTGAAATGGCTGGTGTCCGAAAGCTCCACCGCCTGCCCGTTCCTGTAGAACCGGCCTCCCCTGAATTGGTACTCGCTTGGATTCCCTACCGGTATGTAATCCCTCTTGGTTATCAATACCCTCTTGAAACGATTATCCCAACCCATGGACAGACCTATACCAAAGAACTTGTTATCGATATCATAATAAGACAGCTCAGCATCCGTATCGGCGTTATATATCCGGTTACGGATGATCTTCATCTGAAGATGTTCCTTAAACCAGTTTCTAAGCCCCGGTGTGACCTCCGTAAGATTCCTGCCATTAGAATCTACCTTGAATACCTGACCACGCCTTAAATCGACCCAAAAATGCCCAAACTCACAACTGACCATATCCCGGCTCTGGGTTCCGGAATATCCTAACGTCGTATTATTATACTCGATACCACGAGAGGCGAAAAGACCACCTGTACCTAGCTCACTATTCTCCGGGGATATTCTCTCCGCCAACACGTCTATAGCGTTGTACAGCCCTACCTGATTCTCAAAGCGGGCTAATATCTGATCCGACTCTATCCCCTTCATGCTTATGAGTTTCCCAAATGAGGTCTTGAACTCATGGTAATCCATAGGCTTGTACGACAGCCAAGGGTCGGTCATGCCGTTCTCCGAAACGTCGGCGGTGCTCCATATGACGCCGTTGGGTCTTTGGTAGGCGCAGTCCCAAAAATTGCTATCATACGTCTCTGGTAATGACCTTCCGCCTAGCGTAAAACGATTCTTGTACACAGGACTCATCTTAAACACATTATCCCTTGATATAGGGACATTACGCTCTTGGGTCCATGATATATAATCCCCTACTTCTGGATAGAAACCCTCATAAGGCTCAGACCCAGCTATACGGAAATTACAATTAATCTCAGACTCCACTAGAAACTGAGGTATGCCGTAAAAATACAGAAAGAAACGACCACTAAGATACATATCCCCGGTCTTGCAAGCCATCTCATAAGCACTCTTACGGCTAGGGAACGAATATAGCGATCCAGTATCCGTGTCAGTCTTATTAAGATAATCCTCCCCGGTATCATAATTAACAAAATAACGTGGATACCCGATATTCCTATAGTCATAGTAAGGGAATGGTATCATATCTCCCTGACCAAACTGGGTCAAGTAAAACATAGGCATTTTTCTTTTAAGCGAGAATCTGGATATAAACACATCACCTCCAAAAACAGGTTTACGCTCACCCTCATCCATCAACCCGCAACCACCTAACGATACCCATCTGATATCCTCTATCTGCCCGTATTGAGCCGGAGAATATTTCTTTATCCTCATATAGGGGCAGGACACGAAAGATTCACGTGTCATAAAATGAGGCGTCATACCAGCCACCTCATCGTTACGAATATTACACTCATCCTGAATACGGCTGGTATCATAACTTGAAACCAACTCCGGATATTCAAGCATATACTTATCCATACCAAATGACATGAACAACGAATGCTCACGATCGAGGTTGTTTATGACAATAGGCTTACCGCCTACTACTTTCCCTTGTGATGAGATATCCGTTACCGGATACAATCCGCTTTTAATATACTTAGCCGTAGATAATCCACGCAACTCTGATGCCCCTGTTTTTTGGTAAAATAGATTATAATGAGCGACAGAAGTATAATAATAAGCGTAATTCCATCTAGGTCCCCTATCTATCAAGGCCGTTAACCACTGATACCTGTACTTCCCTATATCCACGACAGACTGGGAGGTAGCCTTGGCGATACCTGTAGCCAGACGAATAGCCGTCAGAGCTATACCCACCGGGTTGGCCAAAAACATCACGCCTCCACCGACATATTGCTGTGAAGCCGACTGATATGTATACTCAGCTATAGCGGATATTAAATTAGCCATAGCCTCCACCGTAGCCAATGACGTTGCCATACTATAAGCCTTACTTCCTAATATCGTCCATTTAGGGTGATCCTCCACCTCCCTGAATATACCAGAGGATTTACCTAATTGATAACCATCAACAAGGCACTCAGTGGGAGCATCAGGCTTGTTGAAGGCAATATCAGGGCTTAAGAATGAATACCAGATATTACCCTTCCTATTAAACGGATGCGTTATAAAATTCTCACGATTAATATCCTTATAGATATACATATCATCAGACAAATCGTTGTAAGGATAATTAGGATAAAGGTTAGCCGATCCGTCGGGATCATCGTACTTAAACATATCATAAGCCAGACCGGTACCGATAACGCTCTTATCCAATGTCCTATCGCCCCTATACAACTCATATCCTATTATGGAATCCCTTCTATCCTTATCTATAAGGCCATTCTCTACCGCTATATCCAGAAACTCATTAACGATATCGTCATCAAGCATCACCCCCATAGGATAAATATAGGAGTCAACTCCATATTGACCGGTCAGTTGAGACGGATTACCCATAAAAGGAGCGACAGAGTTATCCGGGAACTTGTAATGACGTATAGGTTTCTGACAAAATGTGGTTGACGTATTGGGGTACTCAGCGTTATCCCCATTACCAGTGAAGTAAGACTTATCCTCAACGGATTTAGGAGACCCATAGTATTTCGTCAAAGAATCTATTATATCCTTCCTCTTCGATCCTCCCGACGATATCCCGATCTTACTTGAATCATACAACTCAAAATTAGCCGGATACTTATTGATAGATTCCCAATAACCAAAATCACCATACTGATAAGGTCTAGGAGCACAATCAGCGGGTTTATCTCCACATGAGATGCATTTCGCCTCATATGTGACAAATCTCCTTAATTTCAGTTCTTTCGTAAAGAAGAATACGTATTTCACCTCCAGTGGCCGAATGCCAAAACAGAACGGGGCAGGGAAAATGGCGGTGCCGGCCGTATAGAATCCTGCAAGTTCCTTCATGTCCTGCCTCATGGCGAAACCGGTGAAGAACACACATACCGCTGGCTCAATACAAACATATATCTTATGGAAAGTAGTCTTGTCATCATTCCAGAACAAGTACTTTGGCATCATAAATATCTTATGATCCACGTAATTCACTATAACACCTTTCTTGGCATCATTAGCCAAAGGATTAGGAGCCACGGTACCTTCCTTGTCCGAGAAAAACGTTATACGAACCTTATTGTATGATGATGAGTCGCCGATCGGATAATTATAGTTACCCATCATCTCTATATACATAATACCGTTATCAGGATCGGATAAACCACTTATGTATTTCTCATAATCCAACTCCACCCATCTGGCGTATGAGGATACATGTGGATAGAACTTGAAATAAGTCAAGTTGCTTCTACCGAACCAATTGGTCTTGGCGTCAATATCATTCTGCACAGACACACGATCTTCCCAATCAGTAGATATGCCGGTATTGAACTTAGAGTTATCACCATCACCAAAAAGACACATGGCGTTCTCAATACCAAACTGACTCTCATATTGAGGGAAGTACTTTTTCATTGAATCCATCAATATACCAAGCATAGTCTCGGTATGCTTCTTGCCTTCCCACCCATCGCCTTGGAATAAGAACGTACATTTACCCAATGACCTACCTCCTTGGAACGTGGGTAGTTGAACATCATTAATAGTAGGATTCACGTAAGGATCACCTACCGAACACCCATTAGTACATATACCCTCATCATATAACTGCCGGACATTAGACATATCCTGACACAAGACCAAGGCGGAAGAATCTATATCAGACGGGAATTTGTCCTCATCCTGACCATCCAGCCATTCTTGAACCAGATCTATGATATTCTTACCTCCACTGGAGTAATTATCGAAATCACACAATACAGAAAATTTCCTTTGTGACTCGGCGTTACTTTGTATTAAGGTGGTAGGCTCTGTCTCCGTATAATCACTAGCCAACTTATATGTAAAATCAATCCTAGAATCCACCAAAGAGTTTTTATCCAATATAGTCCTGGTCTCTATCCTCTCGATATCATCACATCCACTAGGGAAATCGGGAGCCTTTATACCGTCTTGATCCTCTGGCAATGATATAGCAGCGCATAACTCGTCAGTAATACCTACATTAGATTCTATGATATCACACAGGTTCTCTATATTATCAGCGATATAATCAATAGCATCATCTACCGTAACATCTTCCCCCATCGTGTTGATAACGAATTGGGTCTCTCCTACCGTGGCATATTCCTGCTCTACATATCTGAGTTGCTTGACATCTAGCTGATTCTTGCATTCTCCTCCAAAACCATCAAATCCCCAAGACGGGTCGTTTATGATCTTTGCCGTATTCTTAAACTGCCAAAGATGACGGCGGCTGTTCCCGGCGCACTGCGGGTTGTTCTCCAGCACCGACGCAGCCGACAGGTCGTCAGAGTTACCGTCCTCATCAACGATAACCTCCATCTCCTCCCTTGTGGCCGGACGAGGGATAAGCGGGAATCTAGCTGTCCTGTATCCCGTATTGGTAAAGAATCTTATACCCAACGGATATACCTCGTCACGCATGAAAGAGGCGTATTTAGAGCAAGCCACACCGTCTTTATACAAATTCTCCGTGGCTATAGATGTCTGCCATTTAACGAAATGACCCAAGAAGTTAACGACCGGTTGAAGATTCCATTCATTCTCCACGGTCAAGCCGTATTGAAGAAGACGATTCCCGACAGACGTCATGCCTCTGGCTGTCTTATATACCGGTATTTCCTTGGATAACTTCTCCATGGTCGTACGCTCGCTATACTGATCCGTAAGGTAATAGATGGTCCTTTCCGTTATCGGATGTATACCTTCTATGAAATACTCAAGAACCGGGCTTTGCTCGCCATTATATCCAACGGTGTTCTGTATAACACCTACCTTATAATGAGATACCTGCTTATCTATATTGGATACAGTAAGCCGGATACCCATGTTGGTTGATTTGCCCCATAAGCCATCACGAATGACTATATCCTGACGATCGAATATCATGATAGGGTTGGTCAATGAGCAATATCCAGTCTTCTCTATCCCGAACTCATCGCACAGCGCCACGCAGAACTGGTAGGTCCCGGCACGCAGGCTTCCCCCGAACTCCACGACCTCAGGCTCCACGCACGGGGCCGTCAGCAGCGGGAATACCAGTAGCTTCTCGCAAGCCAGCCTACACCTCTCTATTGGCTTATCATCCCCACATGTCTTATATCCATGATAATGATACCAGAAGTCACCATCATCATCCGGATTAAGTGCCTTGTCAACCATAACATATCGCTGGGGGTTATATCCATCAGTCCAGTATATCACCTTACCACACTTCTCATCCTTGATCTCTATATCAAAGATCGGGTGATGAATGGAAAAGTTAAGACAAGGGTCATCGGTCCCATCCTCTATCAACACCTCCATCAAATCACATATCTCATCGAAACGACCATCCGACTCCTCAAGCCTCTCGCCAAGGATACGATGAATATCTTTCCCTGATCCCGCTAATTGATCCTCTACGGTCTTGACATAATCCAATGACCTCATGAACGTGATCTTAGAGGTGTTGTTATCAGGATTCACCAGAAAGAAATAAGTGTTATCACCAGCTATATCATTCTTATACCCAATAACCTTATAGCCATCAAATCGCTTACATAAAAGGGTACTAGGCTCGTTCTGGATCTTAAGCTGACTCCCATCGTCACCCTCTATGGTAGCGTTCAAGGCGAAACTGTACTCAGACGGGGATAGGTCCTGTGGATGCTTATCCCTGTTCATCCCGGAATCGGGAACCGCTATATTAGAATTATTTTGCACGATGTTATGTTTTTCGCAAATATAGCAAATCCGCCAGATAATCACTTATGTGGCGGATTCTAATAAACTGTACGTATTATGCAAAACATTCAAATCGCACAAAAATAGAAAATCCTTCTGACTCTTACAAGCCAGAAGGAAAATCTAAACACTTTGCAACGTTTACCCCTAATGAAAATACAAAAACATAATAATTATGGATTTTTCCCCATGTAGCTTGATTGCTTGTCGGCGTCCTCTACGGATATGTAGAAGAACCCGTTAGTCACGTATCTCTCATTGACGTCCACAAAATCAGTAGATCCTTTGTCCACCCCTTTCTTCGATCCCTCATCACACACAGCGACCAGACTATTAAAGTCATTGGAATAACCTACGACTACACCGTGCATATCCCGATTTCGAGGATCGAATACGTACCTCATCTTACACCTATCGTAAGCTAACTCTAAAGAGCTTTTGCTTAGCCTCTCATCTAATCCAGCACCCGCTACCAAGGCCAAAACGCTCTTTGATATGTCACTCATGGTGGTATCCTTGGCCGGAGCCTTAGGTATAGAAACGCCTTCCATGACAAAATCCAACGCCTTATCTACAAGACCATCGAAATCATCATCTCTTATATAATCCTTAAGCACCTCCAGTATATATAACCGGACATGGAGTTCGTTATTGACATCATTTAATGCGATCATAATATTAGTTTTCGGCAAAGCTAGATTATTCCTGTGCAATAGAAGATCAAATATGTCATAAGTGAAGGACTAAAAAAAATAAAAAAACTCTCCTATCCTCACGGACAAGAGAGCCGATGTGTTTATATCATGAAGAAAAATCTATTCGCCTATTCTTACAATACAGTCACGAGATTCCTTGTTATAAATCATCGTGCCTACCTTAGAATACAAGGTCTTTATATTTTGCCAATTATCCTCGCCGTGAGCGGATACGTTAGTAGGGGCATCACCGGTATAAACCTCCTCACCTCCTATATTGACAAAATCATATCCACGTTTCTCCATCGTTCCGCCCTTATAGGCCGTGAATTTGATAGTGACATTACCTTTCTCACGACCACCATACCAGTTACCGTATATACTACACCTGATCTCAAGAGGTAATTTATCGTAATTATCGCCATCCAATAACGGTCCCATCTGGATCAGAGCCGCCTCATTCCCTGATTCCATATTATCACCACCGTGGATAAGATAATCACCTACCCGCTCCTGCGTGGTCTGGTACTGTTTACTCCAACCAACCAGCTTGCCGTCCACGTCCGGGAGGCCGGTGTTGTCGAAACCGGTTGCCGTGTCGAAGTCAATTCCGTCCTCGTCAGCCCAGATATACCTAAGCACAAGGAAATCGAACTCAGGGATGATCACCACCGGAACCGACTCCTGTCTGCACACGAACGTCTTCTCCTCCTTGGTACCTTCTTTTATAACCTTGTATGTCACTTGGCGTATCTCGCCAGTCTCATTGATATCAGCGGTAACCTTAACCTCGGCGGAACCAGTACCACTTGTCTTATCTAAATGTATCCAATCTGCCATATCATCGTATTATGTTAAATTATTTTAATATACTTATCAAATGCGTTAGGCCACATACGCTCATAAGACAGCATCCTCCTCCTATTATCCTCAGCCAGCTCCCGGTAATCATTCAAGGTAATCATCGACATCTTAAGCTCTTTCATAGCCCTAGCGAACTTACCCGGCTCTTGTTGGGCGTATAGTTTATAAGCATCACCAGCCCCTTGTATCAAACCGTTAACGGCAGCGTTCTCGAAGATCTTCATCTTGATATACGTCTCGACATAATCCTCAAGATAACCTAACGCCGTTTCAGGTATATACGGGAGACCGTCATCATCCTTGGGTGTAGCACGATATATGATGTAAATAAATCCATCAAACCCAGTATACATAGTATTGCCAGATATAGTTATATCATAATTATCCCAAGCATATTTATCCCGATACTTGTCGGCGGCGCAATCACGTCTCAACCCACGACCTATAGACAGCCTTACGGGGTGATGGTAATGGAAGCGAACCTCGTGAGACCCGATATATAGCTTCTCCGTGATCGTCTTCTCAAACTCCTCCTTACAGCACTCCGTGCAGGAGTTCCAACGGAAGCCGCGCTCGGTGCGCTCGACCCAGCCGATCTCGTGTTGGAGGTCAGCCTTAGCCTTATCGCCCCCCGGAATCTCACAAACAAGAGGCTCACACCTATAGGCGTCAAGCATGTCGAAGAAATCGGAAGGTAATACCGCCTGTTTGTTGCTGGTCTTGACAACCGCCTCGGACATGACGGCTATAACACCCCCAAACCTTTTTAAAGCGATCTCAGCCCACCTATAAACAGATGAGGTATCTATAGCCCCGCTATCATCGTATTTATGTAAATCGGCCTTGATCTCGGCCAATAAGCCCTTTATCGTCATATTTAAGTCTTTTGCACAAAGATATGTATTTGAATCCGTGATACAAAAAAAATCCAGTCTACCCTCACGAGCTAACTGGATCACAAAAACTTCTACAGTTTATAAACCCATTTAACTCCAAATACCTTACTTTCCGATTCAACTTCCCGGTACAAGAACTTATATCTCCTTCCAGACTCCATAGCCATCCTACACTCCTTGTTTAATGCTGGAGAGATATATAAATGAAAATACTTATTCCTCGGCATAAAATCCATACACGTATGGACGTAAGAATATCCACCTGTCCCACGCCTGTTTATAGTCCCGGTAAGTTTATTCAGATATATCTTACGGTTGGGATTAATCTTATGACATAGATAACCGATGTTATTTATATAAACCCCGCCCTCATTATCTAAGTACTTATCACGTATGACCTTCCAGATCAACGACTGACATTCAAGAATATCATTCTTCTCCACGATCGTATGCTTCCTCCTCTTTCCGTTCTTAGACATAATAGACCTGTAGAACCGAAGAAAGTATTGATCAAGTATTTTAAACGACTTAACTTTCATGCCACAAATATAACAATTCTATCCTAATTCGAGTAATATTTAGATGACTTTTGGTGTGAGTGTAACGGTGATAAGGCCGCACTTACCGCCGCTGCACAGGCTGACGCACAGAGACTAGCGCTCCATGTTTTGGGGCAATCGCACTCCATCGCATTGGCTCTTTCCTGACATAACTGTTTCAGGTTCTCTAGGGCTGCGGCGGTAAATATGCTATACGAATCTAAGATCCTTCTTCTTAGTATGATTCAATATCCTACTAATATGTCTGGTGCTTAATCCTGTTCTTTCCTTTATCTTATCATAGATATAACCCTTGGATACGTATGCTGATACATCTCCTAAATCCTTTATAATTTTATCATACATATCATGTATCTCGTTATATCTTATGATTGAGCTATCCCTCATTCCTCTTTCGCCTATACCATCAACTATGGCATCATTGAAACCGAAGAAATTAATTATTGACCTTATTATATTTATCATCACTGAATCTTTTGAGTTTTCTTGTTAATATCCATATCCGGATTCTCGTCCGTAGGGATCTGCAATTTGGTTATCGTCTCTCTTAACGTTTCTGAGACAACATATTCTAGTAGCTTATCAGGACATACAAAATCATAATCCCATTGAGATATACATGGATCATCTTTTTTCGTTCCACATCCCCCTAGCTCTAACGCCGCTTTCCTGTCAAGGGTAATAAGCTCCACGTTTATAGCCTCTATATTAATATCAGGTATATAGATATATCCATCATTGACGTAATAATAGTATTGATCTATATTACCATATTTACGTTCCTTATTATTAGCGTATTTTCTTAACGATATAGGAGTGAATATGATATCATCCATGATGTTCGATACCTTTATAATAGCCGGTCCTATACGGGTGTATATCATATCGGGCAATCTTTTCTTAGATCTCATAAGAATCCGGCATAACTTGAACTCATCAAAACAGCAATCAACCTTCCGGACTCTCTCCATCTCCAAACAATTGATATGGGTATATAATGATTCCTCGCCGAACAAAGTACCGTCAGCGTATTTCTGGGCTATATAAGACCTTGCTTTTTGTCTGCCTATGGATAATATCCACCTCCTACTGACATGAGCGTCCTTGTTAATGGAGTTCATGTCATTCATGATCCTAGATACAAATTCTGAATTTTTCATATGCTAAATACTGAGGAGGGGATATACCCCTCCTGTTGTTACTTCTTTTTCTTAACCTTACCTCCACATTTCATTTGAGGTTTCTTTTTCTCGGAGACTTTGCCTCCTTCTGCCATCTTCTTTTTCTTAGTACATGTCATAGTCTTACTTTTTTTTAATGTTAGTGATACAATATTAGTCATTTCTATCGAAAATAGAATAAAAGAGGTTGATGAAACTACCAACTTACCGCCGCGGCACAGGCTGACGCACAGAGACTAGCGCAGGAAAAAGCCAACGCTATGGAATGCGATTGCCCGGAGCAGAAGACGTGGTCATGGTCTGTATCTATGAATAATGATTGCATGAGTCATGAGCAACTTGTCACATCAAGAGGATTTACGATTACGTATAATAATCAATGTGGTAGATCTATATCTGGTTCTGTGAGTGGTATAGGGTATACACAAAACGGAGAAGAGCAGGTCAATAGCGCTAGCTTTACAATTCCCGCAGGATCTGGAAGCAAGAGTGGAAGTGTGTATTTTAGCCGAGAAGTGGTATGTGGAGATGTAACAATCTCTGGTCATGATTCAGGTAATTGTTGACAATCACTGCTGTTATGGTTTTTAATAAAAAGGAGAGACTTATTAGCCTCTCCTTTTTTTTGTTATACATCAGAATCTTAACAGTTCCCAGATCCTCCTCCAGAAACACTTATAGACCCACATTGTACTCCTGAATCAAAACCTATGACACCGGTTTTTTTACCAGACCCAGTAGGTATACTTACGGTAGTACTTCCAGCCGTAACGGTTTGTCCATGATCATTCCTACCAGTAACAGTTACAGTTATTGATTTAGATGATCCACATTGATTATTGTAAGACACTTCATAGGAGCACCTTAAGGTGGATGTAGAACCAGACAGGCCATTACAAGGATCACCGCTCAGCATAGCGTTGGCGCTCCATGTTTTGGGGCAATCGCATTCCATAGCGTTGGCTTTTTCCTGCGCTA